AACAGGCATTGAATGATATGGTGGATTATAAAATAATTCTATATCTGTAATACTTAAACCAATCATCTTAGTCCATTTTAAAAATGCATGATTGTGATACTTAATAGGCACCCATAATTTAGTTTGTTTTGGAAATGTTTGTTCTTCCATCCACTTCATTCCATTAGCATTTAAAGGAAGAGGACATAATTTATAGTCAAGTGCTTTATGATTAATTACTGAATCGTTAAATATCATATTTTATTCTTTTTCAGGCTTTTTATTTACTTCGTATGATGGATAAAAATACTCATCTGAGTCACCAAACACCCATTTTGGATTTTGTTCGCAATGATAGTATCTTGAACTTACTTTAAAATCAGGAACAGTCAATCCTTTAGATTTAACTGCACTTGATTCAAAGAAAAGCATACGATTATTTGGTTGAGCAAACCATTGCCCATTATCTAATTTACCAATGTTATGTGATTTATGTTCTGTAGGAACTTCTGATTCAGTGACGTTTGGAATATTTGGATCAGCATGGGCACTATCTATTGTGAATAGATATTCGCCACCCATACGTGAACCATCTCTTAATATAACTTCAACACGAGAATGTTGTAGGTATTGTTTTTCAATTACTGTAATATGATAACTGAAACCATCCCATAGTTGTAAAAAATCTAAAGGAAGTTGTTTATTTAAATCAATATCAGTTTTCCACACATAAGCACTTATAGGAAGTTTATCATAGAGTGCTCCATACTCTGGTAAATAACTCTCTATGTAGAATGCTCTGCGAGGAATAGATTTAAGTGTGACCCAAGTGCATGGAACATATTCTCCGAAACCTTTTTTAAAGTCATAGAGAAACTCTTTTTTAATCCAGCATTGTATATGTGGTATGTTTACAACAAAATTCATATAATATATTTAGTCATTATTTGGCTCACTCGGCAGGACTTGAACCTGCAACCTCTGGTTTCGTAGACCAGCATTCTATCCATTGAACTACGAGTGAATAAAATAGATTTCCAATTATAGAGTCGGAAAGGGAACTCTTTCAAATATTTTTTTCATCCCATCAATTTTATTTTTGGGTGCAGTTTCATCTACAGAATTTGTAGTATTACAACCAGATAAAATTACTAGTACTAATGCCATCATAGCATACATAAAAAAATACTTTCTAAGCTTATCCATTTAATTCACTCGTTTCTTTTCTATTAATTTGAACTAAGTTTAATTTTTCAAATAATTCGGCAGTTCTTGCGATAGGATCTGATACACCATCACCAAAATTATAATCCATTGGCTTTGAATGATGATATTCATGATTTCCTTCACCCCAATTAATGAATGCACCTGCGATTGGATCAAGTGATACAACTTTTTTTGGTTCTACGTGACTATGACTTACTGCATTTGTCACACCCATTCCGTGTAATCCTGCAACTACAGCTAATGCTGCACCAATACAAACTTCTAAGCCACCCAATATTCCTAGATTTGCTTTTATAAATTCTGGTATAATATATAAAGCAATCCAGAATAATAATAAAGTAGGTATAGCACGATTGTGATAATAAACAGCAATACGATTACGAAATAATCCTGCTGCAAATTTTACTGGAACATCTTCTTTTCTCCAATCCCATAAATGTAAGTAAGATCTCCAAAATCCTATTCTATGTGGACTATGTGGATCTAAATCAGTATCAAGATAAGTATGATGCATACGATGCAACGCAGCCCATCCTAAAGGTGTACCAATACCTGCGTATATAGCAAATATATTACTTAAATGCTCCAAATATTTATTCTTAACTACAATAGATTTATGTGATAGTGTTCTATGTGTATAACCTGATACAGCCCAAGCACCAAACCACCAGAATAATATAAATGTAAAGAATGTAGTTAGTGTAGCATATTTAAATGCGAGTAATGCTAATGCATGTACAAAAATATAATAAGCAACACGAAAATATAAATTATTACGTGTTGAAAATTCTTCCCAACTAAAATTACTTATTGACTTTAACATATGTGTTCCAGTATTGACCTTTACGAATTAACTTACTTGATTTTGATTGTTGATAATATTCTAAAGCACCCAATTTAATATTATTTTTTACATTCTTATGAATATGTTTCTTATCAAGATCTGGTAATTCTTTTTGTAATAGACGAAAAAGAACTAATTTCTTTATTCCTTTAACTCTCTTAGAAGAGTCTGCTTCATTAGCATTTATTAATTTAACTATTTTATCCCATATTATACTAGCAAAAGAAGCAGTCATTACTCGCTTTTCATCTGATCTTTTATAGTTTTCAATATCTATACCAACTTTTTTACAATAAACAAAGAAGTTTTCTTTTAATTCATTATTAAACGATGAAACAGATCCTAAATCTCTTAAGTTAGCAAGACACATATACATGTCATCTTGAATATTAGCGTGTAATTTAGAAATTTTTAATTTGCGTAAACACTCACTCATTTCAACATCTGAGAGTCTTCTAAAATCAGCCGAGCGATCGTACCATTTAATTGGTTCTTTTTGCATTAACAAACTTTTAATTTCTTCTTTTGTTTAACACGTTTTACATTACCATTTTGGTCTTTATATAAGTCAAAATGATCGTTTCCATCAAAATAGAAACCATCTAAAGTCCATTTTTTAGATTTTTTAGTTTTTGTTTTCATCTTACTATTTCAACCTCTCCTTCTGTTTCGATTACTACTCTTGCACCACAATTTAAAAGTGGTTTATCATTACCACCATAAATTATTCTTGATGTTCCGTGTAGTAAAACTTCGTGACAATATGTATTTTTACTTCCTGATTTTACTGTAATTACTGGATCGTTTTTATTGTTTTTTTTATTACTTCGAATAACGTGTTGATTAACATGTATATAAGTTTTATTAATCTTTCTCATCATCTTTAAAAGTCATACTATCAACAGGGTCTAAGTATGTCATTTTTTTTATAGTTCTTGTCAAATTTTCCATATCTTCATGCATACGATCAATCACATCCTTTAAATCATTTATTTTAAAAGATTGCTCTGCAATGAGTTTTTCTTGATGGTCTATTTTCTTTTTATATTCTTCTATTAAAATTACGTTATTATTTACCATTTGTTTATTAACCAATCTTTAATATTATCTACTTGTGGATTACCTTTTAACATAACAACATTTGTATAATCGCCATCAATTTGATCTATTTCAACAAAAGTAATATCTTTTTGCTCATTATATTTTACATTTGCTATAAATTTAAGTTTTAAAAACATATATTCTTTGATAAAATTTATTTTAGTTTTATCAATTGATGATGCATAGGCATCAGCACAATAATGTGTTTGTTTTGGTATTACTAATTGTTTAATCATTTATATTTTCTCCGATGTGAATGTATAATTCATTACCGAAAACTTTTCACCACTTGTTAATTTCCAAACTTCTTTTACTACTTGTTTTGCTAATTCTTCTGCTTTAATAATACTTTTATCATCTAAAAATTTTAAAAATTCAGATTTATTAAAAACATAAGATTCAGGACTTTTATTTTTCTGAGTAATTGTCACTTCTCTCACTTTTTCATTCTTTCTCTTAAATTATATTTAATTTCTTCTAAATGTAATTCTATACGTCTTTGTACTTGTACGTGAGAATAAATCCCCCAAATTAGAACAATTAATAAAATTGTATTAAACATATTAGTGACTATGACTTATATTGTTTTCATCTACAAATGTTTCTAAATCATCTTTAATTTCTAAATAATTTATATCATTAAAGATAAAATCAGCATCTTCAAATGCTTTAATTCTATTTGTAAATTCAGCACTTACAGTTTCAGGTCTTGCCATTATTTCGAAAATACCATCTTCTGTATTCATTACATCAGAAATAGTTCCGTCCAAATAATCTTTCCACACTTGATTTACAACTTTTAAAAGTATAATCCTATGTGGCGAATATTTGTAGTCAGCAATACCAAATGTTGCATAAGGAAGTGGTTCTCTAAGAGGAAACATATTATCTACCCTCTTCTGCTGCTATTTCTAAATCTAAAGCAACTTCAGCCATTGCTTGTTGTGCATCAGTTAAATCAAACTCTGGATTTTGTAATTTATCAAATATATCCTTAGCTTGTTTTTCACCATGTTTTTTAACAAACTCTTCTCTAGATAATACAAATGTATCATCTTCCATTTCCATCACCCAATTTTTAACACTTCCCATAATATACTCCTTTTCATTATTTGTTTATAGGTATATTTTACTATATTTGAGTAATTAAGTAAATACTTATAAAAAATAAAAAAGCATTATATTTCAATGACTTAGTGTATTGATATTATTTCAGCTTCTGGTTTATCAATAGTTCCAGTCACATAATTGATATAATCTAAGAATTCTGGTGCTTCTGGATTTGAATGTATATCCCATGATGTTCCAGTCATTCCTTTTACACAATAATCTGGTAATTTAGAATCAACATCATCAACTAATATAATAATAGAAACTTTTTGTGGTTCAGCATGACCAGACATATCTGCTGGTATGTTTGCTACGTTATTAAATTTACAAGGAAACCCCATTTGCTCTATCATATTATAATCAATTGCGTCTTGTCTTGCTCTATCAAGTTGATACAATACAGAATTAACACAATAACGTATTACGTTATATTCAAAAAGTTCATCAACTTTATCAATTGTAGTTTTTAATTGAAAGCCATTGATATCTATGTGGATAGTTTGATTTCGCAGTGTAGCGAACTTATGACGTATTCCTACGATGTTTTTTTCACTTGACATAATATAATTTCTACTTCTTTTTAACTCTAACTAATGTCTCTATCTTTTTAGTTCTATCTACTTTGGGATATGATATTTTAAATTCTTCATTTTCCCAAGTACCATTATCAAAAGAAGTAAATTCTGTTGTGACTAATTGTGCAGTTTCAGTTGAACGATGCACTGTGACTAATTTTTCATCATCCCAAACTCTTATTTCAGCTGGGAATGAACGATTAGATATTTTTTCTATGATATTGCCTATTTTAAGCATTGATGTATGTTGAAACAGATTCTTTCGTAATATTTGGATATAAAGATGTTAATTCTTGATTTTTTAATGCAAGAAGAATCTTTTGTTCTTTTGCGTCTAATCTTTCTAACATTTGAATATATAATGATTCTCTTTGAGCAGGTTTTAAATCTTTTCTTCTAAAGATATAAAACTTTCTTACTTCTAAAGTAAGATTTGATGGAGCCATATCTTGTGGCTCAATTGCAGCTTTAAATGGTGGATTTGTTTCTGGTAAATCCCATTTTAAATTGCTATCAAAGTTGTTTTGTAAAACTAATTTTAACTGAGCATTATCTTTGTATTTAACAATGGCAGTTATATCATTATTTAGTTCTTCTAATATTTCATAAACACGTCTTCCCATGTTTTAAAACTCCTCTATTTCTTGGAGTAATAGACTACAACGTTTTTCAATTAAATAGTTGTACACTGTCATTTTATCTCCTGTTGGTTTTATGTTATTGTAAGCATTTAGTATATCATCTGCTATATTTTTAGGTATAGAGTCAAGACATACTAATTTTTGGTTTCTTAAATAATTTTTCTTTTGCTCATCGTTTTCACAAGCATTGAAACCTTTTTCTAAGAAATTATTTAATATCTTTTTAGTAATTGGTTTTTGTCTTTCATCTTTGTTAAAGATATCATCAGGTGAAAGTACATTTGGAACACCATCTCCAGAGTCACCTCTTACTATATGTTCTATTATATATTGCTCAGCTTCTCTTACTGATGATTTATTCACTTGTTTTTTAAGTAATGGCGAATATTGTTCAACGTTTCCAAATTTTTGTAATTGTTTAAAATCTTTATCAGAAGAAACAATCATATGTTTTTCTAAAGGTCTTTCTTTCACTAGTGTAGCAATTACATCGTCTGCTTCAGCATGATTAATATGTAATACTTTATAAGGAAAATGTTTAACTAAATCTTCTCTTACATCAGACATAGTTTCAAAAATAAGTTTCCAATCAACTGGATCTGCTTCTCTATCTTTCTTACGATGTGCTTTATATAAAGGAAATTCTACTTTTCTCCAAACGTCTTTACCATCAGCACATATAACTAAATCACCATAGTCTGCTGAAAATTTCTTCTTATAATATTTAATAGTAGAAAGTATCGCATGACGAATAATATTAGATACTTCTTGCATTGGTCTTCCTTTTTGAACATCTTGTTTAAAAGAAAGTATATTTGCGATTGCTACTTGTGAATAATCAATTAATATCATTTTATTTTTTCTTTTGGTATCCAAAATCTATCTATTTTAGCTTTTACTTCACTAAAAACATTTGATGGGTTTATAACTGTTCCATCAGAAAGTGTTTGTATATAATCCATATTTGCTAAGTATTCACATAATTCATTAGCTTCATAACCAGCACGTCTACACATTCCTATTTGAATTTCAGTTTGAATAACTGGGCGATACTTTTTAATTGTATTAACAGCACCTTTTATAACTTGAAATTCTAATCCTTCTACGTCTATTTTAATTCCATCTACTTTTGTAAATTTAAAACTATCTAATGTTCTTGTTAATATTTTTTCTTTAATAGTTCTTGTAGATCTGCTTTCAGGTTTTTTAACCCAACCTTTTTTTGTTAATTTTTTTCCATTAAAATCTAATTCTATATGATTATGCCCAGAAGCACAAGTAAGTGTATTTAAAATTTGTTCTCCCTCGCTATCACTTAAAGCCCAAGGAAATACTTCTATATCACCAGTCATTAAAATAGGAGCATAAGATTTATCAGCTAATTTGAACCAACCTTTGCCATTAGTTTTAGCATTTTTATTCAACTCAATATTTTCTAATAACCATTTTCTTAAATATGATGTGGGTTCAAACGTTTTTACATTCTTAGCCCATGTGGCATATTCAATAGTATTAGTTCCTAAATGACCACCTACGTCAATAATTGTTCTTGCATCTGGTATCAATGATCTAAAATATCTTAAATTGTTTATTTGATATCCACTGCTCTTTAATCTTGAACCATAAAAAGTATCATTTTCTTCGACATGATACATTCTACCGATTGCAGATTTAACTATTACAGATTTTTTCATACTATATTATATAAAACTAATAAATGTGGTGGTATTAAATCGTCTTTTAAATTATGTGGTGTAGTTTCCCAACACTCATCATCGCCATTATCATAAGCACCAACGAAACCAAACTCATTAAAATCTTTATAGTTTGTTTTTTCAGTACCATAAGTTGCTTCAATAGAATATCTTTTTGTTTCAACTAGATAATCAAAAAAAGAAATTGGTGGAATATATTTTGTTTGAATTTCAAAAAAGATAGAATTAGGAGAAGATCGTTCATAACTAATTACTTTACCATGAATACGATTGTTCCAGTTTTTATTCACAAGCGAATATTTGGTACCTTTTTTCTCAATATCAAATATGCTTCCAAACAAAGGAACAATGTTCTTTGATGTTTTATTAGCTTCTAAATCATTTTCAATCATATCAATTTTAAATGGATCAGTATGTGACATATTAATATGATTTGATACTATAATCATAGACATATTATACTCTAAAAATACTTGTATGTAAATGGTTAGGTTTTACTGAAAAAGTCATTTAATCTAGTCTTTAATTCATTAAAATACTCATCATCAGCAATTAAATTCGCTATAATTCTTACTGAATTGTTTTGTGAAGTAGTTGAGAGCATTCCTGAGCGAACAAGCTTACCCATTACTCCAACAGTTGGATTCTTACAATCTAATTCTAAAAATAATCCTTGTTGTCTATAACTTTTTACATACCCTTGATTAAGTAAATCTTTTGCAATTTCATCTAAACGTATAACTGTTCTTTTTGCTACATGAAATAAACCATTATCTTGAATAATTTGTTTTACTTTTTTCATTGCACCAATACCAGCCATATAAGGTTGCCAAGTATGTCCCCATCCCCATTCTTGTGTTGAAAGAATTTCACCAATGCGAGAATTACCTGCTGCGAATCCAATTGGTGCATATCCTGCTGATAATGATTTACCACAAGCGATAATATCTGGTTGAATATTATATCCTGCTGTTGAATAACCAAAATAAGATAACGATTTACCCCAACAAACTGCTACATCATCTGTAATAAAATTTATATTATATTTTGTACAAAGATATCTAACACCCTCCCACCATCTTTTACTATAAGGAAGTATTCCATCCATCCAAGGACATGTTTCCATTATAAAAGCACCAACGTTTGATGAGTCATCAAATTTAGTTAATCTTTTTTCTAATTCTGCTAATGCTCTTTCTTCTTCTACTTCACGCTCTTCTATTGTGTTCCATTTTGGTGCTCGAATACATCTTAATCTATCTGATGGAAAATCAACTGTGTATGGACTAGCCATTGCTCTTGTAAGATAACTTGTGCCATGATATGCTGGAGTGCAAGATACAATTAAATGTTTTTTAGGATTTACTTGTTTCCAATAACTATCATTCATCATAATAGCACACTCTACTGCTGAGGTTCCAGAAATAGCCCAAGACATAACTGACATTCTTGATTCAGATAAAACAAAATGAACCATCTCTTGAGTATCTGTATCACTCTCACCAGTATTTCCTCTTATAAAACCAACTGAAGTAATTTTATCAGCCATTGCTTTTACTATTTCAGTATGACCATAACCAAGTGTAAAAGCACTATTACCAGATTGAATGTCTAAGTATTTTTTACCATCATTCATTTCAACCCAATAACGATGAGTGTTTGTGACTATCTTAGGAAGTTCACCATCAGCACTATTTCTTAATTCGTACATTGTAATTCCATATTTGTTATATGACTATTTTCGCTTTCAATTATAAATCTTACTGCATTTAAAACTGAATCTACTGTTAATTTTTTTCCTGAGTAATCTTTTGCAAGTTGAGTGTCAACCCAAGCTGGTCTAACGATGCTAATTTTAAGTGGGGATTGTGATTCTGAAAGTTGTTCTATTGTTTTATCAAGTAATACTTTTTGTGACCAATAATCTTTGAATCCAGCAGGAACTTCTTCTGGGGTCTTCCATAATTTACTTACCATTGAACCTATTACGATTATGTGTTTTAAATCTTGTTTATAAAGATTGTAAAGAAACTTTAAAGAATTATGTTGTTCGCCTGTATGTGCGTTTAACACTATAACTGAAGCATCTTTACAACTCTCTATAAAATCTGAATGTGTTTTTGGATCGTTTAAATCTAAATGATGTGATATATCATAACCAACACAATATGTATCAGGTTGTTTTGCGTAATAATCAAATATAGATTTACCTATACCAGATCTATGACCTGTAATCACATATTTCATAACATTATTCATAATAAAAAAATAATTTATTTTTTACAAACGCATCTTTTAAATAGTTTTTTTACTTTTTCAATTAACTTTTTCATTTTTACTCCTTTGGTTTAGGGTCTTCCTTGACCACGATAAGCTTTATGCGATCTTCGTTTATGCTTATTCATCATTGATTTACTAAAAAAGCCATTTCCAATACTTGTACGTTTTGGTTTTGATTCTCTCTTAGTATTTGTTCCATAATTTGCTGCACGTTTTGCCATAATTTATTTTTTTGGTTGTTTGTTTTTAGTTTCTTTTGGAATATTTAATATTTCTTTAAGATATTCTTTAAAGTCTTCAGGAGAATTATATTTTTTATTTTCTTTATTTTCTTTTGTCATATTAATCACGAACTGGAAAATTTGGTGTAGGTGGTTTTGCTGCTGGTGGTTGCATTACTGTTGTTGTGATCGAAGAACCATTAAGTTTTTCTTGTGTTCTTCCATAAGCAGTCACACCTAATATTGCTCCCATTGAAATATGAAATAATCCACCACCTTGTAATGTTAATGGTGTCCATGCAGTAATTACTATTGTTTTTAAAAATGATATTTGTGCTACGTTCCATAGAATTGGAAATACCATAAAGTCAACAAAACAAATAGCAATATACAACCAAGCAATTGCTGGTCGCCATAAAGATTTAATTTCTTCATTATTCATAATTATTCTTTCTTAGGAATCACAGAATTTTTAGGTTCTTCTGGTCTTCCATCTAATGATCTTGTTATTGTTTCTTTTATATCTGATTTTCTTTCATACACGTCTACGTTATCAAGTTCATAAAACGCAGTAGGTGTCTTATTTGTATTTATATTTGATAAATCGTTTGCTCTTTCTTTTCGCTTACGTTCCAAATATGCATTACCATCAGTTATTTTTTCTTTTACTTTACTTAAAGTTTCTTTTAATTTAGATTTTATCTCAGTTTTTATATCTTTAACTATTTCTTTTACTTCTGCTAATGGCTTAATAGTTGGTAATGTTGTCAATGGTGTTGTTGGAGTTGGATCCTGTGGTTTTACTCCACTTGTAAATGCTATTTCTCTGTTCCATGCAATTAACATCATAACTGCTAATGGATCAAATACAAATACAATAATAATAATTACAAATCTTACAGCTTTCTCAAGTATATTTTCATCTATTTTATCGCCATATATTAAAGCAGCAATATATTTAATCGGACCAACTTCTGCTTCGATCTTTCTTAATTGTCCTGCGATTGGTGCTCTTTCATTATTTAAACTATTAATTGTATTCTGTGCTTTTTCTATTTCAGCAACTAGTTTATTTCTTTGACCCTCTTGCTTACGTCTTAATTCAGTTGCTGCATTAATACCTTTTTCATCATTAGTACGACCGATACTTTGTTCAACTAAATCATCTAATTGTTTAATAGTCTTTTGGTTTCTTGTGACTATTTCTCTTTGATATTTAATTTTATCATCTAGTATATAAACTTTAGAAGATACTTCACCAGTTGGTACTGCTTGATCTAAATGTGCTTTACTTAAAAAGCCAAAAATACCCATACTCGTTAAGAACATAAGTACAACTAATGATACACTAAAATAATATCTCATTACTTTTGTTATATCGTTCCATCTTCTATATAACCAAGATGCTATAACAAGCTTTGCTGTTTCTAAAGCTGTACCCATAATTGCTATTGGTATTACAGCTGTTGCAAATATAGCTATCAATCCAGTAATCGCATAAAATGCTGCGATAGTTGATAGAAATAATGCGTTAATTAATAGTAAGGTTTTCATTTACCTATGTTCCTTCTTGTAAATTTCATCATTATATTTTCATTATAATATTTGTTCTCACCATTAGGAAGTTTTGCATTTAATACATCAAATTCAAACATATACTTCACTTCCCAATAATTAACTTCTCCTCTTGTCTTACAAAGTCGAAGTATTTCTCTTTTAAAATTTTGTTTTCCTGTTTCTTCTATTTCTTTTAAAAACGTAGATGAAGATCCCCAATATTCTTTCCAATCATTTTCTACTCTCGAACGTCTTTTATTAACTCTTCCTTTAAGTGGCTGTTTCGTTTTAGCAGAAGTGAAATATTTTCGTCCTATATAAACTTTATTATTTAAAAGATTTGTAATAGAATATATAAACCCGAAATATTTTGAAGGATCATTGAACTCTTTGTTTTCGTATAACCATTGTGTCATACTTATATTTATTCATCTTGTTCTTGTTCTTCAAATTCATTATCGTTATTTTCAGCTATATCATGTGCGCACATTGGACAATAAGCAACATCTGCTTTAGACAATGTATCATCTTGAGTAGTAAATGAAATTTTACCCTCTGTTTCACAAGACATACAATGAAATTTAACTGTTTGTATTTTCATTATTTTTTAGCACCCCAAACATCACTCCAATTTCCTTTTAAAGATCCTTTTGCATAATCAGTAATACGATTTTCAAAAAAGTTTCCATGTATCGGAGCATTTATCATGTCCTCTACCCAAGGAAGTGGGTTAGTTTTTCTTTTATTAATACCTCGTAATCCCATTGATATAAGTCTACGATCACAAATATAACGAATATATTCTTTCACTTCTTCTTTTTTTAAATTTTGCATATCGCCCATTGAGAAAGCAAGATCAATAAAGTTATCTTCTAACTCCACCATCTTTTCAGCGATATCATATATTTTCTTTTTAAGAGAATCATTCCATATTTCATTGTTCTCTTCTATATATGTGCGGAATAATCTTATCATACTCTCACAATGTTGTGTTTCATCTACTATCGACCAAGTGACAATTTGTCCCATACCTTTCATCAAACCATGTCTTGGAAAATTTAACAACATAATAAAAGACGAAAACAATTGCATACCCTCTGTGAATGCTGAGAATGCT